GGCAAAGACACCGTTTCTAATCTCATCTTGATCCATCACGGTTGCCATAATCTAAAAACCGATAGTATTCACCTCAAGCCTGCAAGCGCAGAGCAAAAAGGTTGGATTGTGCCATCTTATAGAGAGCCACATGAATTTCCTTTTGTAAAGCCTGATGGTTCAATTGTATTACTACAAGATGACGGCACTGAAGCCGTGATGATGGAAGGTGACTAATGAACATAAGTGTTAAAGGTAATTTAGGCAGTGACCCTGATCTAAAGTTTTCTAAAAACAACACCGCATACTGTAATTTTTCATTGGCTTACACACCGCGCAAGCAAGTTAATGGTGAGTGGCAAGATGGCGAAACAATGTGGTTTAAGGTTGTTGCATTTGGTACTAAGGCTGAAGCAATCGCAGACACTTTTAGAAAAGGTGACACAGTTTTAGTAACTGGTGAATTGGCACAAAGCACATACACCGACAAAGAAGGAAATGAAAAAACTTCTATGGAGATTACAGCCAAAGAAGTAGGTTTAGTTCCTAAACTGGGAAAGCCAAAGACGGGACAATTTGCAACTAAGGAGGCAACACCGTGGTAGATGATCTAATGAGCGCGGCAGAAGTATGCGAGCGCTTAAACATTACATTGAATAACTTACGACAGATCCAACACCGTAAGACACTTACATGGGTGCAGAAGTCAGGCCGTAATGTGTTCTACACAAAAGCAGATGTTGAAAACTACTTTTCAAAGCGCCAGGAGCGTAATCAAGGCTAACATCTTCATGTGATCGTCATTGAAGAAGAAGTAACCGTGGCTCAGATAGATGAATGTCTGAGTCATGTTTACGCCATGCTTAAAACAGATGAATTTGGAAACCGCATGGATTGGCGCAAAAAAGAGATGCTTACAGAGCAGTTAGATGAACTGCTTGATGCGCGTTTAAATCTTGTAAGAACAGGTAAGCCATGACAGAGGACGAAAAAATGGAAGCCTTGTTAGATGACATTTTGAGCAGGCAGGAGTGCAAGCATGAACAATGCACCTGTTGATGGCGTAATCCTTTTCCTTGTTCTTAGTTTGTTTATTGCAGTAGTTGCAATGTCATTAGGAGTCCGATAAGTTACGCAAATGGGAAAATCCCATACTCAAACCAGGGAAACATAAGTACCTGGTGGAGTGCTGGACACAGCCCACATTCTTATGAGTGTGGGTTTTGTTCTTTCAATTTGCAGGAAACTTTTTAAAACATTAACATGAACACATTATGGTAGAAAATACGCGTGATTTAGTAGAAAAAGAAACAACCATAATTGAGTTGCGCCATGAAGGTTATGTGTGGCGTGAGATAGCAGTTATGGTGGACATGAGCATTGCTGGCGTTGTAAAGGCTTACAAGCGCGCTCTCACGCGTCACCCTGTTGCGGCAATAGAAGAACACCGTGAACTGGAATTAGATCGCCTGGATAATCTTCAGCGTACTTACTGGCAACCTGCGGTGGCTGGCAATCTAAGAGCGGCAGATTTTGTTTTACGCGTAATTGATAAGCGCGCAAAGTTATTGGGATTAGATGCACCATTGAAGGTACAAGCAGAGGTGGTTACTTATGACGGATCAGACCTGGACAGAGAAGTTGAACGAGTCGCAAGACTTATTGAAGCCTCAACAGTTGGAGACATTGCAACCATCACAGAACTCACGGATCAAAGCGAGCCGTTGGGTGTGGAAGAACAAACTGGCGCGGAAGGAACAACTACCGCCTGAAGGTGACTGGAACATTTGGCTTGCAATGGCAGGCCGTGGATTTGGCAAAACAAGATTAGGCGCTGAAGAAATAGCCTGGCAAGCAATCATTCAACCTGCTACCAGGTGGGCTGTTGTTGCTCCTACTTTCTCAGATGCTAGAGATACATGTGCAGAGGGTGAGTCAGGCATTGTTGCCGTCTTACAGCGTTATCAAATGCTTCAGAATTACAACCGTTCTATTGGTGAGATCCTGCTCAAGAACGGTAGCCGCATAAAACTATTTAGCGCAGATAACCCTGAGCGTTTCCGTGGCCCACAACATCATGGTGCTTGGTGTGATGAGTTAGGTGCATGGCGCTATCAAGATGCCTGGGATCAGTTGCAGTTTGGCCTACGCCTGGGCAAAAAGCCACGGGTCATTGTTACCACCACACCGCGCTCTACGGCTCTTATACGCATGCTTGCAGGGCGTACAGATGGCTCAGTAGTTATTACCAGGGGATCAACATTTGATAATGCAAAGAACCTAGCCCCTAGTGCGTTGATGGAATTACAGGCCCGTTACAACGGAACACGATTAGGCCGCCAGGAACTTTATGGAGAAATCCTTGATGATGTTGAAGGCGCGTTATGGACTAGAGGTTTAATTGACCGCACACGCATTGATAAAGCCCCAACTATGGCGCGCATTGTTGTAAGCATAGATCCTGCCGTAACTAACTCAGAGAAGTCAGATGAAACAGGAATTGTTGTTGTTGGATCTACCTCAGATGGCCAGGGTTATGTAATGGGAGATTACTCATTTAGAGGATCACCGTTGCAATGGGCAACAAAGGCGGTAGAACTATTTGATGCGTACAAGGCTGATGCTGTTTTGGTTGAAGTAAACCAGGGCGGTGACATGGTGGGCGCAGTGTTGAAGCAGGTACGGCCTACTTTGCCAATCAGAGAAGTGCGAGCGCATGTGGGTAAAAAACTAAGAGCAGAGCCAGTAGCGGCTATGTATGAGCAAGGGCGTATTCACCACATTGGAGAGTTTGCAGAGTTAGAAGATCAAATGTGTACCTGGACAGTAGATGAACCAAACTCACCTGACCGCATTGATGCAATGGTTCAGGGTTTTAGCGATTTATTAGGAAAAGTTACAGTTAGTAATTACTTTAACGCTATTGCTAATCATTGCCCTAAGTGTGGCTTGCCTATGCCTAAACAATTTACTCATTGCGCTTCATGTAATACCGCTATGATTAGCGCAAAATCAGAAGTGGCGCAGGGAGCATAATTATGGCTGTTGTTTACAACCTGGGAATGGATCAAGGCGCTGACTGGGATCTCAATGTTGTTTACAAGCAACCTGCATCAATCACAAATGTAGTAGGCAATGGAACAACAGTTACTTACACAGCGGATAACTCATTTAGTGCAGGGCAAACAGTTTCTATTGATGAAGTAATGCCTTACATTTACAATCTTCAGAATGTAACAATTGCAACAGCGAGCGCTACACAATTCACGGTTACAAATGGTGCAACAGGTACATACATTTCAGGCGGATTAGCAACAGCGCCAATTAACATCACTGGATACACCGCACAAATGCAGATGCGATCAAGTGCAACTAGCCCAACAGCGGTTCTAACTCTTACAACTCAAAACGGTGGCATTACTTTGACAGGTGCAACAGGCAACATTGCTTTGCATGCAACAGCCACACAAACAGGTGCTATCAATCAAGGGCCTTATGAGTATGACATTGAACTTTATTCAGGAGCAAGCGTTATCCGCGTTGTTCAAGGGCAGGTAGATGTTTCAGCGCAGGTGACAAGATAATGTGTACTTATTGCGGCTGTAACGCAGTCATTATTAAGCCTGTTATTCCAACAATCAATGTAACTACACCTGGGCCTATTGGTATTCAAGGCGTTCAAGGTACTACTGGTACAGGCGTAAACATTCTTGGTTCTTACCCAACTTATGCCGCTTTAGTTGCCGCTCACCCAACAGGCAATGTTGGTGATGCTTACATTGTTACTGATGAAGGTGATCTTTATGTTTGGAATGGTTCTGCCTGGATCAATGTAGGCGCAATTGTTGGGCCACAAGGAACTCAAGGCGTAATTGGGCCACAAGGAGTTCAAGGCACTACTGGAATTCAAGGCGCTTTAGGTACACAAGGCACACAGGGAGTTATTGGTGCGCAAGGTGTGCAAGGAACAACAGGTATTCAAGGTTTATTAGGTTTACAAGGTGCAACTGGTACACAAGGCGTTACTGGATCACAAGGAACTATTGGTGTTCAAGGTGCAACAGGTGCGCAGGGTTTAATTGGTATTCAGGGTGATCAAGGTGCGCAAGGAATTGTTGGAGCGCAAGGTGCAACTGGAACACAGGGTTTAATTGGTGTACAAGGAACTATTGGCTCACAAGGAGTACAAGGCCTTGAAGGAATTCAAGGAACTCAGGGTATTCAAGGAAATGCAGGCGCTCAAGGAACAATAGGAGCGCAAGGAGTTCAAGGAGTTCAAGGGCTTTTAGGTATTCAAGGACATGAAGGCGTTCAAGGAATAACTGGCACACAGGGAACACAAGGTTTAGAAGGATTGCAAGGTGTTCAAGGTACACAGGGCGTTCAGGGTGTTAATGGAACACAGGGAACACAGGGCATAACAGGTTCACAAGGCGCTCAAGGGATTATTGGATCTCAGGGTGTTACTGGAACACAGGGAGAAACGGGTTCTCAAGGCACACAGGGCTTAGAAGGTTTGCAAGGACTTGTTGGTGCGCAGGGTACTAACGGATTGCAAGGAGTCAATGGCTCACAAGGCGTTCAGGGAATTCAAGGCCATGACGGAATTCAGGGCTTAGAAGGTTTACAAGGATTAGAAGGCGCACAAGGAACGCAAGGAATTCAAAGTGCTATTGGAGCGCAAGGAATTGCAGGAATTCAAGGCACAACAGGCGCTCAAGGCATAACTGGATTACAAGGCACAACAGGTTCACAAGGATTAGATGGAATTCAGGGAACTGATGGAGCGCAGGGAACTCAAGGCGTACAAGGAACGATTGGTAGCCAGGGTGTTCAGGG